GGGATAAATGAATTGAAGAAACTTTCAGTTGGTCAGCCTGCAGCATCTGAGGCTTACCGAAGCGTTATCCTGCCTTTACTTGAAGATGTTTACCGTATACCTACGAAGGGGATTAAGTAATGACTACAGGTCCTACACCTAATCCATCAGTTTCTGCTAACATGGCTCCAGCCGTAGTTGGTGGTACCAAAGTTACACCTACTCCAAAGGCTAGTACTAAACCTAAGCCAGGTCAAACTGCTGATACTACTGTAACCGAGTCTCAATTACCTAAAGTCCCAGTAGGTGTTAATACTGATTGGGATGCTTTTATTAATGGAAAGATTACATATGTACCTGCTGGTACAGCAGCCAATGGTGTTCAGACAGAACCATATGTAGCCTACGGTGATGTTGCTGGCGATACTCGTCCTACTGCTGTAGTACTTACCGCTACACCAGATGGTAAGAAGTATGTTCTTGAACCTATTGACAACGCTTTAAGAAAGTACCTTGCTACAATTCCTAAAAGCAATATACAATTTTATAAGTCACAATTACAAGCATACTATTCATCTGGAAAAGCATTTCAAAACTCAATGCAACAACCAGTTAATGAACGTGATTTAGGATTTGAAGCAGCAGTTCGTAAGTCTTTAATAACTGTAAGTGCAGAAAACTTTTACAAGGCACAAGAATTTGCTTCTTGGCTTAAAGATAATCCTTCTTCTGCTAAAACAGCAGCGTCTAACCTGTTTACATTTGATACTTTTGTAAGTACACGTCAACGACCAGCAACTCAAACATCAACTAGTATTCGTAACTCATCGTTGACGTTACGCGAAGATGCTATCAACGATTTTAAGCGCACCGTACAACAGTATGTTGGAGACCCAGCACTTGTAGATAATCTTCCAGCACTGGCTGAAGCGTACTGGAATAAACTACATGCTGAAGAATTAAAACGTGTAGGTACTAGTCGTACAGTTACTGACCCAATTACTGGTAACACAACTGGTTCAAGTATGGGTTATTCACAGTTAACAGATGTTGACCGCCTTGAAATGCGTATTAATTTTATTACTAATGGTGGTTCTGCTAAGAATAAAAAAGGCAAAGTACAACAAAGTCTTGGTATTAAAAACGTTGATATACAGCAACTGCAAGATTCTGGTGGTTTGATTGGTGATAACTATACTAAGTTAATTGAGCATGCATATGATATGGGTATACCAGTTAATAAGGATGAACTAGTTAAACGTTCAGCAAAGACTCTTCTTCCTGGCAGTTCAGTAGATGAACAACAAAGGTCTATGACTCAGGCTGCCAAGGTATTATATAAAGGTCTTTCTAGTTATATTGATGGTGGCGGTAAAGTATCTGATATTGCTTTTAATTTTCAAAGCAAGAAAGAAAACGAATTAGAACTAACAAAAGGTTCAGTAGATATATTTGATGATTATGTTCAGAAGGCATTGCGTGCAGATACGTTGCCTACAGATAATGATTACATTATGAGCATTCGTAAAGACCCTAATCTTGGGTGGAAATATACAAGTAAAGCAAATGAAGCAAGTGCTGGTTTCTTAGACACACTTCTTAAAACATGGGGGAAGGTAGGCTAATGGCTGGCGCATACGATAGAGATATAGTTATACCTGCAGCAACTGCGCCTACCGCGCCAGTTTATAAAGACCCAATTCAGGTAAAAACAGAGTTAGGCGCTATTCAAAAAGAATACATTGATACTAGAAGTCAAACACGTGTTACCCTTGAAGGACAAAGAACTACAATTCAAGACCTTGCTAAACGAGCCAATGAAATTAAAGACCCTGTAGAAAAAGCAAACTTTCTTCAGACAGTTAAAGAAGGTCTAGCAAACGTTAAACTTGGATTACAACTACAAGCAATTGTAGATGCAAATGATAATGCAAACGCTGGTGCATCTAAAGAGGCTCAAAACTTATTAAAGTCAGATGCTATTTTTGTAGCACAAGGTACAAGTGGTATATCTAATACTGGTAAATACTATCTTAATGGTGTAGAAGTAAGTAAAGATAAATATATTAATGATACTGGTGGTTCTAACAGGGGTATCGGTACTGGCGATGGTGCTGGAATTAACCCTGTTGTTAATCCAATTGGTGGTGGTGCAGTAGATAATGAACGCCGTGATGCGTTCGCTGCAATTACTACTACTCTTAAAACCTATGGTTTTACAGATGCTGAAATGGCTGAGTTGCAAACTTATTTAAATACAGTTTTAATTAATCCAGCAATTGGACCTAAGCAAGCATTACTTGACATGCGTCAATTAAATGCATACAAGGCACGCTTTGCTGGTAACGAATCACGAGTTAAAGCAGGACTTAATGCTTTATCTGAAAGCGAATACTTACAACAAGAAGATTCATATAGCCAGTACATGAAGTCATGGGGTGTAGCAGACCTAGGCAATCGTGCTCAATATGCGTCATTAATTGCTGGAGATGTATCTGCAACAGAATTAAACAAACGTCTTGACCTAGCAGTTACACGTGTTAAAAAGTCAGACCCTGAAATCTTTAAACAACTACAGAATTATTATGGTATAACTGAAACTGATATGGTTAAGTATGTTCTTAAGCCAGCAGAAATGTTACCAGAATTACAACGTAAAGTAACTGCTGCTGAAATTGGTACTGCGGCTAAAGCACAAGGACTTGATTTTGGTCTTGGTCGTGCTGAAGGACTAGCAGCATATGGTATTGACCGCACACAGGCAATTGCTGGTTATGGAAATATCGGTGAAATACTACCTACTGCTACAAAACTTGGAAGCATTTATAGTGAGTCTGGCATTAAGTATGACCAGACTTCTGGTGAAGAAGAGTTCTTTAAAGCAAATGCTAGTGCAGCAACAAAACGTAAGCAATTAAAAGAATTGGAAACATCAGCATTTAAAGGTAGTAGCGGAACTGCTGGTAGTAAATCATTTGCTTCACAAGCCAGAGGTGCTGGCTTAATCTAAATAGAATCCTGAGCGGACCCACCAGCCCCGCCAGCGTATAAGACTGGTAGCAAGAGCCAGACCGATTCCCCGATTGGAACCTGTGGCTTGCGACTACAACGAATAGAAGGGTGGACGGTTGCTATGAGCAACAACTACTGGGATGAAGACGAAGACGACCTAGATACACAAGACGAAACACAGATGGATGGTACTGACTTACTTAAAAAGTTACGTAAAGCCAAACGTTCTGACGAAAAGCGTATTAAGGAACTCACTGAGCAACTTGAGGGTTTATCCAAGGCGCAGCGTGAGCGTACAGTCAAAGAAGTCCTAGAAAAGAAGGGTGTAAATCCTAAAGCAGTACGTTTAATCTTAAAAGATATTGACGATATTTCAGAAGAGTCAGTTAATACATGGCTTGATGATAACGGAGATTTGTTTGGATTAACTCCTGCACAGGATGCATCCGCAGCAAATACTACAGACCTAGCGGCATTACGCCAACAGGATGTAGTAACGCAGGGTGCAACAACACCTGACCGAGCAGAGAATCTAGAGCAAAGATTGGCTAATGCAGAATCTGCAGAAGAAATTTTATCTCTCCTCCGCTCACAACAATAATCATAGTTCCTAGTCACTTGGAGGTGACAAGCAATGGCTAATTCCTACGTATCCACAGGTTCATCCTCACTCGGAGGTACCGCTGGTTCAGCAGGTTTAGTACAAAAGGCGTATGACCGTCTTTTGGAGTTTGCTCTCCGTTCAGAACCACTTATTCGTTCTGTCGCAGACAAGCGCCCAACTAACCAATCAATCCCTGGCTCAACAGTCGTTCTACAACGTTACGTTGACCTTTCAGCAGCAACAACTGCACTCACAGAAGACACTGACCCAGATGCAGTAGCAATGTCTACACCAACATCTGTAACTATTACTCTTAACGAGTATGGTAACTCAGTGTTGGTGACACGTGCGTTGGAACTCTTCAGCCTCGCTGATGTAGACCCAGCAATCGCTAACATCATTGCATTCAACCTTGCAGATTCTATTGATTCAGTCGCGATGACAACTCTTCGCGGTGGAACAAACGTAATCTACTCAGGTTCAACTGCAACATCAACAGCAACAGTTACTGCTGCTGCAACACTCTCTTCTGCAAACATCCGCAAGGCTGTTGCAAAGTTGCGTGCTAACAAGACAACTGCCCGCAAGGGTTCACTCTACTGGGCTGGTATCCACCCAGAAGTTTCACACGACCTTCGCGCCGAAACAGGCTCAGCAGGTTGGTTGCTTCCTAACCAATACGGTTCTGCACAAGACCGTATCTGGGCAGGAGAAATCGGAACATACGAAGGTGCATACTTCGTAGAGTCTCCACGTCTTTACTCTGCAACAGACGGTGCTTCATCTGCAAAGGTGTACCGCACAATCCTCGCAGGACAGCAAGCAATGGCAGAAGCCGTTGCTGAAGAACCACACGTAGTCATCGGTCCAGTAGTGGACAAGTTGATGCGTCACCGCCCAATGGGTTGGTACGGCGTTCTAGGCTTTGCACGTTACCGTGAAGAAGCACTATACCGCATTGAATCTGGTTCATCAATCGCTTAATTGATTGACAGATAGGCAGGGGGAAACCCCTGTTTATCGGTAAGTTCATTAGGGAGAACAATGGCAAATTATACATTCCAAACACCATATGTACTTGAGGGTCCATCTGGTGG